GCGTAACTGGTCTGAACATCGTCGAGGCCAGTCAGCGTAATCTTCAGCGACCCGTTGCCTCTCAGTCGCGCACGGAATCCAGCAAAATGGTTAACAGGTAAATCATCATCTTGAGGAAGAAGCGGGAACTCCACCCAGCTGTCGATGGCATTGCCGAAGTCCAAATGAGAGGTTTCATCCATCGAGATGCTGTTCGGGGCCGCATAGGACCCAAACTCCATCATGGATTCCTTGTCAGCCTCCTTTACGTTCACGATCACAGTGGATGGAGGAATAGGGAACGCCCAAAGTGTGAACTTGATGTCCTTTAGGGTGAGGCCGTCCTGCCAGTCACCGACAATCATGTGTGAGCATTCCACAGCGTCGTCGAGCGGGACCACAACGTAGACTCTGGCTTTCAGAGGATCTACCGCAACCTCGACTTTGTGAAAGACCCTCTTGTTAATCCGGTCCCAGATGTCAGCAAGATATGTCGTAATCTCCGTATCCGAGAACGTGCCAAGGAATAATTGGAGGCCTGACCTATCAGCGATGAATGCCCGGTCTCGGACATCTTCGCCAAAGTCAAGAATTTTTCCAACACCATGACACTCGGTTCCAACTGATTTGTCAAGCGCGTTTACCTCCCAAAGGGCAGCGGACTGTCCGTTATCCTGAGTGATGTAACTTCTTTGAGACTTGCAGCAAATCAACTGAGTGCGGTACTCGAAGCAATATTTCACCCCAGAGCCACCGTCACCAGGATTCACTGTACAGAAGCCTTCTACCTCATCAAATGCTTCTGGGAGGCCCGGCGCACTCGCGCGCACAATTGAGGCGTTCGCATCCTCTCCCCAGGTAATGAGGCGTCCCTTGTAAATGTTGACACCCAGAGGAGCTGGGATCGTAGCGAGCTGATCTAGAAGGAAGGATGAATCAGCTTGCAGGTCAGCATCGTAGAAACTGACAGTTTTGGTGGTATCCGTGTTGTTTGGGATCCTCCCACCCGGAATGAAGTACCACGTCTGATTCTCGTAGTCCCCACCGAACCCGAAAAGACCCTGAGTCGCAACAAGAACGCGCGCAACTGTTCCAGCGGGACCAATTGGGATAGTAGAGAGCAGAACCTGCCAACCTCCCTCACCAACTGGAAATTCTACTTTAGCGAACCCACCGATTTCTCCGACGTGACCACTCTGAGTCTCGAAAGCTACGCCGAATCCGTGAGTTCCAGAGATCCGTCCTGTAGCACCCTGAACTGCGGTCAATGCGCTACTTGGAGCTACACCACCAGCGGGTCGTGCCTGCCCTGATCCCTCGTAAACGTACAGCTTTTCTCCAGGGAGACCAGTGAGGCCGTTGTGGGGCGCGATATAAGCACGATTAAACATACACACCATGGTAACGTCGGTCATGGCGGGTATGCTGAGGATGGGAACTGTGAGGTTTGTCGAATCCCAGAGCCTGCCCGTAGTGTCAAGCATGAGCTTTCTGGGAGCTTCGCCTATCCTCTTGTAAATCGATTGCCTCGCAATGTTGAAAGTGGTCGCAAGCTCGATTTTGGACCCCTCCCTAGTTAAGACTCCTTGATTGACGAAGGCAATATTTTGGGACGAGCGAAAGTAGCCAGGAGGAACGACTTCATCGTCCCCCCTGTCAAACGTCCCAAAGAATTGAGAAAACGAGATGGGCTCGTGATCTCGAACGGCCATCTACACACCCGACATCATCGAGGCAGACTCGAGAGCGTAGGTGATGTTGACATCAATCGCGGTAGCTCCGGTAAGAGCTGCACCCACGCGCATGACGCTAATAGGTGTGTTGATGTCCATCGGAGCGTATGAGGCGCCATCAGCGAGAACCACCGAGCCAGCGGTCCCCATGTCGAGAACCGTGCCCTGTGTGAGTCCTGCTGCGGCCATGACGACAAGGTTGACGAGAGCACCGGCAGAGGTTCCTACCAGGTTCACACTCGTCAGGCCGCCAGCTACTCCACCGACGGCGATGAAGAAGGCGTCGATGATCCGATACTTTCCCCGAGAGAAGTTTGGAAGGATCACGAAACCAGGAGTCGTAGCCAGCTGAGCAGTTGTAACCCTGGTCCTTACCGACAGGAGCATTTCGTGGTCGGCGAGCTTTCCTTCTTCGGTTGATACGTTCTTTCGACGGAGTGGCATACTGTATCCCCCCTAACAGACTCCCATGAGCCTCAAACACGATAACGAGTTCGACCCCTTCTAACTGGATTTCTTTGCCCCCTTTTGACCAGAGTTCCTACGAGCACATCGTACCATTTCTCCGCGTCCTGGTTGAGTGCATTTGCACGCGTGTAGTTCTCACCCAAGACTCCAGCTGCGATAGCTGCCGTACGAGCTTCGAGAAACAGCTCAGAGTTGAGGATGTAGATGGGAGACGTAACGGACGTGAGAGGAGTAAGACCCCTCATGTACCGAATGTAAATCTCTCGGCTTACGGTAGCTCCAACGAACTTGATTTCTTCCTCACGCCATGACCAGACACCAAGCTCCGCCCCCTGGTCACGATTGGGCTCCCACGTCGTCTCACTCATTGTGACGAATTGTGAGAGTGGCGCGCCTACAGCACCCTCCTTGATTTCGATAGGGTACAGAAGCCCAGGAGGGAGGCCGCTTCCATCACCGAGAACCGTGGAGCCCGCTGGCATGGAGATTCTATCGGACTGCTCCTTCGTTACGCCCAACCCGGTCCTGGACAGACGAATCTGGAGCTCCCGATAAGCCTTGCTGAGGAGAGGTAGCAAAGCAGTATCAGGATACATGGTCCCCTGAGGGTCGTTCAACAGGGGCTTAGCCGACGTGATGATTGTGCCAGCCAGTAATGCCATTATGCAAACCCATGCCACAAGCCGAACGCGGTCAGGATGTAGAGAAAGACGAACAGCCCAACCAGGACTCGTATCAGCACTCGGTACGGCGCAGCGGCTGGTCCTGGCATGACATAGGTCTCCAGAAACCACATAGCCAGAACCAAGACCACGATGATGACGATGAGCTGGATGAGCAGAGCCAGAGACATTTCTTATCCTCCGGGCACTATGTGTTCGCCGAACGAACAGTTCTTTGTTCGACTTTATCGACCAATCCTGCCCCAAGGTACTCCGCCTTGTACCGTTCCATATCGAGGATCCCATGGCAGGTGGGACAGAGACACGCATCGGGATGCACCTGCGAGAAGCAGAACTTGCACTTCGAGAGGGCTTCCTCAATCTTGTGGTCGACCATCCAGGGACGATCGGTTTGGCCCAGAACCTCCGCCGCCGTCCTCTGGAGGCCGGTGATGAACTTGTGACGGTGGTACATGGACCAGTCGTCGTCTGCCATCTGAAGCAGTCTTTTATACCACTCGACCTGCTTCGCGGTGATGTCTCTCAACATCTCAGCGTTAGCAGCAGCAAACGCCTTCTTGCCGTCGGGATTGTTGAGATACTCGCCCCAGACCCATCCAAGGCCGGGCTCGGCGATTCCGTGCTCGTAGCAAACCATCGCGCTCTTGTGATCGTTGACGATGGAATTCGCAACGACATCAGAAGGGTCAGGCACAATGAGCCGCGGACGGTTATCGTCGAGATATACAGTGTGAACACACCTCTCGACGTTGAAGAGCGTGAAGTCACCGGGAGGAGTATATGGGATGCTGAACGTGCTTGGAACAAGTCCAGGCTTGTGCTCGACAAGTGGATACGGCAGAATCGAAATGACCGTCGAAATGTCATTACTTCGAGGCTGAGACGATGGCATCTGGCTTCACCCTTTCAACGTAGGTTTTGGAGGATTCGTGAGCTACTGTGTTACCACCAGCAAACAAAGCCGACCGACCCGTGTCCTGAATCTGCTCCTCGAAGTATTCGGCCTCCAGGTCGGTAGCCTTGAAGTACTCATCCCTGAAATCGGAGTCTGTGAGCTTTACCCTTTCTCCGAACTCCAGAGAAAACATAATCGCGTCCAGAACGAACTCCACAAGCGGGAGAGGATTCTTGTCTTTGTCCTCGAATACGTAGATGGGCTCGTAGGTTCCATTGTAGACCGGAGCCTGAATATCGAGTACCGAAGTCTGAGACAACAGCTCCTTATGAATGGCTGCATTGGGAGGAAGGAATGTGAGTCGTTCCAATACCCACCTATCGGGATTGTACCAGTATTTCGGTACGCTCCTAACTTCTTCAACCTCTCGGAGGAAGATGGTTCCGTAGAAGTCCGAGAACTTTCCACGTCGCATCTCCCTCTGAGAAGTTGACCAGACGATTCTCCAGATTGGGCGACCATCGAGAGAGCGGCCACGGTCCGCGAGCTTTTTGTTGAGGTGAACAACAAGCACCGAACTGTGGCTGCTCATAGATTAGTAACCCGCTGGAACCGACAGAGAGTCGATGTAAGACGTCGCCGCCGGGTTGTTGACGAACGTGTTGAAGCTCGCCACGATGTAGAAGATCGTCGCGGTTGCAACACCACCCGAAGGTCCGCGAAGCTCGAAGAGGCGACGGCCTTCCTCTTCGTAGAATCCGGGAGGATTCATTTCCGCGCGTCCCCAGACCTCGTTGACGATGAAGTCGATGCGCGTCTTGTCCCACGAGTAGCTCCGACGGATAGGAGCACCCGCAAGCTGCTGCACATCGAAGTAGAGGTCGAGAGCCTGAGACTTGCCTCCGCCGTCACGATTGACGACCTGAGCAAGCTGACCCAGTTCCTCGTACGCCTGAACCTGGCAGGGATGCATCCACGCCTGAACCTTGGTGCCGTTGTCCAGACCGATACGATCCCCGATGCGGTTCAGAGCCAGTCGTGCATGTGCAAGAGCAAGAGGACCAGAGGCCGCAACACGATTCGACCTGATCTCGGGAAACTGTGCACGGTCGAGGCCGAGCCAGGTTCCGGTAGAGGCGTTGTTGTGGTGATACGGAACGCCAAGGAGAGCAACCGGATTCGCACCGGCAAGCCCTTCAATGACGATTCGGTCTCCAGCGATAGGAGACGTTGCAGCGCCCTTGAGACGGAACGTCTTGGTGCCCGGGTCCACGAGGTCAATCTGCGCCGCTGTACCGACAAGAGCCGCTCCTGCCGAGGGCGTGATCACTCGGGCTGCTGAGAAGTTGGCAGGATAAACCGAAACGTACTGGCCGTACCGAAGGAGGCGGACTCCGAAACCGTCCGTCGTGCAGGTGTAGGTGTCCTGACCACCCGTTGTTGACACGCTCGTGATCGTCGCGATGGCTCCGTCACCACCGGTCATCAGCGAGGAGTCAACCTGGCGACGGAACTCAGCCATCGCCTTTGCCAGAAGCTGCCGGAAGGCGTTGACGACACTCTTGCGAGTATCATCAGTCGCCCACTGTGCACGCTTCTGCCACTCAACACCGTGCTTGAGGTGGACGGTAGAAACGAGCGCCTTTTCGAACGACTGACCATCGCCACGTCCGAGGTCGCCGCCGTCAGGCGAGAAGTAACCGAACCTGCCACCGGGCCGAATCTCCATCGGGACGCGCATATCCCTGTTGGAAACCTTTTCGGCCTCCCGCTTTTCCACGTTGCCGTAGAACAGCGAGTCACGGTCGAACAGAACGGGAACCTTCGACTGGACGACTTCGAGCTCCGCAGCGACTACCTGAGTCTCTGTGAAAGCCATTTAAGTCTCCGTCATCGACCTTTCAGAGTAACCTTGCCGGAGAGAATGTCGGCGTCGCTTGTTCGGGCATAGTCGATTTTCTTCGGATCGAGAACCGTTGCCCTTTCACGACGCACGTCAACCCTGCGGGAAGATCCCTCAAACGGTCGTTTCTTTTGTGGACCTCTGGCAATTTGTTCGTCAGGATTATCCCGACGCTTCTGCCCGAGGTATTCAGCACGGATTCGGTTTCGGAGGTCTCGGAGCAGAGGTTTTACACCCGAGAGATAGGTGGATACGATGCTCTCTTTGCTCTGGCCCGAGTACGAGTCTTGATGAGCGCGTTTCCACAGTGCGGACATCCTCCGACCGTGGGATTGATCCTTGAGTAGAAGCTGATTGGCCTCGTTGATGACATCAGTTACGATGGAGGCCTTCATCCGCTCCGTCATTGTTCCGGAAGGATCCAGTCCGTTCCGGAGAATTCGGTCTAGCGAGCCGGTGACACGACCAAATATTTCTCCGTCGGCCTCCCTAAACCGAGTCGTAGCCCACTCCTGCCGTTCCTGCTGGAGCTGGAGTTCAGCCGGATTCGGAGCTGCACCACGCTTCTTCGCAATGTCGGGGATTTCTCCACCGTTAGCAAAGACGAAATTCGCCAGGTGACGGGCCGACATCCCGAGGTTCTTGTCGCCGATACGTTCCGCGTGTTTATACGCAAGGAAGATGAGCTCCTCGATGATTGGCTCGGTAACGGAGATGTAGGCTTTCTCGTCCAGCTGCCGGAGCTGTGGGAGCCAGTTTTCGACCACCTTCTCAAACGCGCGAGGATTGTTCGCATGAAGCTCCCGCATCAGAAGTTCGGGAGTCCCAGCTACCAGAGACTGTTCGAGCTGATCGTAGTTCTCAGCCTTGACCGCAGCTTCTCCAGCCTCCTCGGGATTCGTGAAGTGCTTGGAGAACTCGGCGTCCCGAAAGAGGGAGGACTTGAGAACCGGGAACTTCTTGAAAACTTCAGGAAATTCCTTCTTTATCGCTTTGATGGATGGACGACCAGGAATACTCGGCTCGGGTTCCTGCTCTTCCTTTTCATCCTCCTCCTCGTCAGGGGGAGCTTCATCCTCCTCGATATCCTCGCCGACGGTGGTGACGTCTTTGTCTGGCTCATCTAACGGCTCCTCAAGGTCCTCGGCTGGAGCTTCAGCATCAGAATTGAGAACATCCATGTCCTGAGCGAAATCGCCATCACCACCAGAACCGGAGGCATCATCGGGGGAGAAAAACGGAATCAGATTAAGAGTCATGGGCTCCTACGTCCTTTTGGCAGAGACGGTTACACCGGAGGTCGTGCAACGGACAAAGCGCGCGCCAGTCTGAATCCCGGTCGTATTCGCTCCGGCGAGCGCACCCCAGGTTGTACCATCCACGGAGGCGTCGATGGCAGCTGAGGAGAAAACGAAGCAGTTGTTCGTCGGGAGCGCCGCGACCTCATTCTGGAGGAGAGTCGTGGGGACTCCTTGTGGAATCTGTTGAGTAGGCATTAGCTACCTCCCTGAGTCGCGTTATTCTGGCCCTTAGGCTTTTTCTCGTTTGGAGGAGGCCCATTCTGTTGAGCCTGCATCATCTGCTCCTGCATCTGTTGCTGCTGCACGACCTGCTGGTGCGCTTCCATGTGGAGCATGACGTTCATGTACGCGCCGGGATTTTCTTTCTTGTATTGGAGGCCGATTTCTGACTTGAGCCACGCCTGACACGTCGTCATCTCGATTTCGTTGTTATCGAGAGTCGGATTGATTGGAACCGTTGACTCAGGCTGTGCAGGCTGTCCATTCGGTCCCATCATGCCCTGAGGAGGCATAATCGGCTCAGCCTGAATTAGCTCACCAATCTCAATGAGCTGCTTGTTTCTGTCGTCGTCACCCGGAATGTAGAGCTCAGGAACGCCGATAATCATCGCAACAAGACCCGCGTTCTCAGGATGGCGGAGGACGTTCATCACATCCTCATTGCCGCTCTGGAACAGATTCAGGATCATATCCCTTTTTGCAGCCCAGGAGATTGGGAA